TCTCCACGGTGCTTTGTTCTTCGGTGCAGTGAGAGGACGGGAAGCAAGGCGGAGCTTGCGGATGTCCTTGTCCTGATCGACCACGAGCTTCGGGATCCTCTGGCCGGTGAAGGTCTCAGGTTCGTCGGAGCCATAAGGGATCTGAGTGACTGCGCCGTAGTAGCGCTTGCCGCAGCCGGGAGCTGTGACCATAGCAGACTTCGCAGGGAAGAAGCTCGTGGCGGATCCGTTGTCTGCGACGTATCTTTCGCGAGCGACGAAGATGTTGAGCATATAGCCATCGAAGTCGAGCTGGCCGACGTGAGAGACGCCGGGGTATGCGATGCGAGCTTCGAGGTCGCCGATGAACTCGTGACGCTTGTCGAGAAGCTGCTGCAGGTCACTGAACTGCTTGATCGTAGCCCATGCGGTAGAGCCGAGGACGAGATCAGTCGCAGGAAGTCCGGACTCTGCGAGGCTGTCGCACATAGCGATGACGTCGGCCTGCATGAGTGCGAAAGTGGTCCAAACAGGGCTTACGGTGTAGATGCCGGGGTTGCTGCCAGTGTGATCGTAGAAGTAGATCGGGAGGCTGCGGCCAGTCGTGCCGGCGTCGATGTACTCCTGAACGGTGATGCCGTTGTTGATCATGGTCTGCGCTGCCATCCACTCCTCGCGTCTTACGATGCGTCTGGTGAGCTCGTTCATGTCTCTGATCTGGAGAGCGCGAGCGCGGTCAGCGGGAGTGCTGTTTGCGTAAAGCGCTTCGCCGAAGCCGCGCTTTCTGAGGTCGTCCATAGTCAGGAGACGAGAAGGCGCGATCATAGGAGGCTCGAACTCGTGGAGCTCGTAGCCGTCGCGATCGACAGGGATGTCGCCTGCGCGAGGATCCACGAACGGAGCGATTTTTCTGTCGCCGTCCATGAACTCGACGAGGATCTTGTCGGTCGCAAATTCATCGGTTTCCCCGAAGTAGCGATCATGGAAGAACATAGTGTCGGGGACGATTTCCTCCGCCATTCCGGCGAGGTAATAGGTGTCGAAAAAGTCGATATTCTGTGCCATTGTTTTGTCCTCCTTCTTTTAATTCGCGGACTTTGCTGCGAGGTAGATGCCACGCTCGCGCAGGACGTCCTTGTCCGCTTCGGTGATAGTGTAGTCGCTCTTGACTGTCAGCTTCGCGGGGTCGAAGCAGCCCATGTCGTAAACGGCAGCATTGACGTCGGCAGCGGTGCCGACTTCGATGTCGTCCGCGAGGATGCAGTCAGCGGTGAGCGTTTCGTTTTCTGCGGCAGTGCTGCCGAGGATGACGAACTTGTTGTCGCCGGCCGTGCCGGTGCTCTTGGCGAGGATAGTGCCGCGAACGAGAGTCGCAGCAGCGCCGAGCTTTCTGATAGTGACGCCTTTCACCTTGGCCTCAGGGGTGAGGCCGGAGATCAAGCCGTCGTAGGTCATAGTGTCGACCATTCTGTTGAGATTGCGTGCCATTGTTTAGCCCTCCTTCTTCATGGCTGCCTTAGCTGCGGCGCGGCCTGCGGCCATGCGCTGCTCTTTGGTCAGCGGTTTGTCGTCGTCAGCTTCGCTGGCGGCTGCTTCTACCTTCTGAGCGCCGGATGCAGCGTTATCGGCTGCGGCGTTCTGCAGGTGAGTGATCCCGAGCTTTGCCTGCTTCTGCATAGCGCGGAAGGCAAGCTGCTCAACGGTGCAGGCTCCCTCGCCATACTTGGCGTCCTGCACCATTTCGGTGTCGCCCACGGTTGCAGCGATCTCGTCGATGCCCTGCAAGCGCTGTCTTTCATTGGCGACGGCTTCAGCGACGGCAGCAGCCTCGATCTGAGAAACGAGCTGCGGCTCTGCCGTTCTGAGTTCTTCGATGGTTTTGAACATTGTCTTTGTTCCTCCTTCTTCGTTTGTTCCGGTCGCTTTTGCGCCGGCTTTTTTTATTTCCGCGGACTTGGGAGCTGCCGCTGAAATACGGGTGATGTTCAGGCTGTCAGGGATGTGCAGCCCGCTGACGTCATGTCTGACGCCTGCCACCATAAGGACGTCCTTGCCGATCATCTTCATGTCCGGATCTTCTCCGGTCAGGAGCTCGTCGGCGAAGCCGTTCGCGATGGCTTCCTTGCCGGTCATCCACGTCTCTTTGTGCATCATGCTTTTGAGGTGGTCGACTTCTGCGCCTGTTTTCACGGCGTAGATCTCGGCCGTCGCGTCGATGCCTGCATTGAGCATTTTGATGATCGCCTTCAGGTCGTCGATGTTGCAGTAGTCGATGATAGTGCAGGTTGGTTCGTGGATCATCACGAGACTGCCCGGATATACCTGCACGGTATCACCGGCGCACATGATGACGCTCGCCGCTGAGGCTGCGATGCCTTCGACGATGACGTTGACGTGGGCGCCGAGTGCCTTGATGGCGTTATGGATGGCGATGCCTGTGTAGAGATCGCCGCCGCAGCTGTTCAGCTTGACGGTGATCTTGCTCTTGCCCTTCACTGCCGCGAGGTCATCCATGAAGCCTTCGGGCGTGATATAGAGGCCGGGCTCAGGTTCTCCGGTCCACCAGTCGACAGGCTGCTTGCTTACGACGTCGCCGTAGAGGACGATCTCGCCCTCGTCGTCGGAGACGCTCGCGATGTTCCAGCACCTTGACGCGGATCCGGATGCAGCCTTAGGCCCTGCCAGAATTGTCGGGCGGGTTTTGAAGCTGTTCATGTTTCAGTTCCTCCTTCACTCTCTTGGTGATCTCTGCCGTGAGGTTTCCGACTGCTTCGATGATCGGATCCTGCGCGGTTGTTTCTTCGAGGCCGTGTTCTCTGAGAAGCTGGCGCTCGATGTCGAGCTGCGTGACGTTCTCCTGCCACTGGCCTCCGTTCAAGCGGATCGTGCTCTGTTCGTGAGTGCTGAAGCCGTGCTCGATGGCCATGGCTTCGGCCTCGATCTCCTTCGTCGGGTCGAGCATACCCTGAGACGGTCCGATCCATTCGCTGCCGAGGTATGCCTTGTGGATCCGCGGATCCATAAAGAAGCCCGGCGCGAGGATCCTGCCTCTTGCGATCGCTTCGCTCAGCCAGATCTCATAGATCGGCCTGCAGAAGTCTGTCACGAACCACCTGCGCCTCATCTGGAAGGCTTTCCACGCTTCCAGAAGCGCCGCACGGCTCGCCGAGTAGCTCGCGTTGAAGGCCTTCAGGAGCAGGTCCTTCGGGATCTCGAGAGCAGCGCCGACCTGTGTGGCCACGCTGGTCACGAACGAGTCGAAGCCGTTGGCCGGTCTCTTTGGATCGGCAAACACAACGTCCTCGCCCGGCTCCATGAAGTTGATCGTGCCGGCGCCGAGTTCGTATTCGTTCGGATCTCTGCTTACTTCCTGCCCTGCGGGGACTCCGTCCACTTCACCCCAGCCGACCTCGTTGAACGGGTTCTCTGAGGTTCCTGCTGTCGTCTTTACGAAGGCAGCGAAGCAGCTCTCGATGTTCGCAGCTGTGAGCTCTGCGTCTGTGTACCTGCGAAGCTGAAGCAGCGGCTCGATGACCGGCGCGAGGTATGTGACGCCTCTGTACTGGTCGGCTCGTTCCGACTCCATGAGCTGCAGGATGTTCGGCAGGCCGGTCCGTGGACCGTATGCCTCGACGCGGATGAACTCCTCCGGCTCTTTGCCGATCTCGTTCGGGTAGTTGTTCGCGACGTAGTAGGCAGTGATGGCGCCGTTCTTGTCGACTTCCACCCCGTCGAAGATCTTGTTCCCGTTCTCGGCTTCGCCGTCCGTCATCATGGTCCCGGTCTTTCCGGGAGTCCGGACGCGGTCCGCCTCGATTATGTGGAGCCTCAGCGCGTAGGGTAGGAGCGGTGTCGGATCTGTTTGCTTGATCACGACGAAGCTGTCGCCGCTTGTCAGCCATGAGCTGAAGGCGAGCTGCTGCATGGCATAAAAGTCATTGACGCCCGTGGCGTCGCAGGCTTTCTTTGTGTCCGCCCAGAGGGCGAACTCTGCCTCGGTCTGCCGCTGCCATGCTGCGGCCTGCTCCGGAGTCATACCGAGCGTCTCGTTGTCGATCTTTGCTTTGAGCTGCAGACCCATTCCGATGACGTTGGTCCTGTTTGTGGTGATGGCCGACTTCGCGATCGGGGTGCTCATGCTGAGCATCCTGCCACGCTGCCTGAGTGTGGCGTTGTTCCAGTCGATGTCCTCACGCGCGGACCCGCTCCTTGCCGTGAAGCCCTTCAGCGACTTCTTGGTTCTGCTTGCTCCGGCCTCGCTATATCCTTTGTTCATAGGGCGAGGTGCTGCCGGCTTCGTGCTCGGTGTTTCCTTGGGGAGCTCCCGGGGCTTTTCGTGTTTCTCGTTTGCGATGGTGCTCACCTCCTTCTCGAAAAGAATGGCAGGGCCGTCCGGATCGTAAAGGAGCCAAAACTCTCCGGATGGCTCTGCCTGTTATAAGGCGTTGCCGCCGTATAACCGTTTACCAGTCCATCGGGACGACCCCGACGGATTTGCGGGCGCGTCCGCCCGCGATCTCTGCCTCGAGCTCGTCGATCTCATGCTCGAGGTCCGTGATGTGGGCCTTCAGCTTGTCGAGATCGAGCCGGGTGAGGCTCCTGCTGCCGATAGTGTAGGACTTGGCGTTCCCGTCCAGCAGGGCGATATATGCTTCTCGGGCCTTTGTCAGGGCCTCGCGCTTAAACTCGAGGCGGGCCCGGAGCTCTGTGATGTCTCTTGCCATGGTCTCTCCTCCTTACCAGTCGTCGTTGTGTTGTGTCCGGTCCTTTTTGGTCCTTCTTCTTTGCTGCTGCGTCTGCGCTGCTTCCTTCGGAGGAAGTTCGGCGCCTTTGAGCCTTCGCTCGAGCGCGTCCATGTCCGGGTTGATGATCCGGAGGCCGGCGTTCGCGTAGTTTCTGCAGTCGAGCGGCTCGTTCCTTTGGTGGCCCGGCAGCTTTTCCCACGCCCAGCGCGTGCCGCGCTTCGTGTTAGTCAGGACGAGGTGCTCGCTGAGTAGACCGTTGAAGTATTCCACGTCGTAGCCTGCGGCCTCGTCTTTTGGAAAGTGGCAGAACTTCGCGCCGCTTTCCCCGACCTTCAGGTTGCTCATGATCGCGGCTTTTCCGGCGTCGACCCCGATGGTGTAGAGCCAGCAGGTGACGGCCTTGTTCTCCCGGATCGGGACCTTGGAAGGCGGAGACGTGAAGGGGTAGCCCTCGCCGCCTTTTCCTTTGATCGCGAACACCCGGTACGGCTGCCGCGCTCTGCAGGCTTCGTAGACTTCCTGCGTGAAGTGGCCGCCGGAGTCGACCAGTGTGATCGAGATCCTCAGCCCTCTGCCGTTTTTGAACTTGTAGACGTGCTGGATGATGTCATCCAGACGCGCCCATACTCCCGGAGTGTCCGGGCGTCCCATGATGAAGCCGCGCTTGATGCCCCAGCTCTCGCCGTATTGTCCATGGCCGACGACTTCGTACTCGAGACGGTTGTCCTGAGTATCGACGCCCATGGTCAGGACCAGAACGCCGTCAGGCAGCTCGACCGGCGAGCCGTCGTCGTTCCTGCCGTAGTCCTCGCGCCGTGAGAGCATCGTGTCCTCGTCTGCGAGATCTCCGCGCTCCTCCCATAGCTTGCCGAGCAGTGTGTTCCAGACGACCTTCAGACGAAGGGCGTCATCCTTTGCCTCGAGGAAGGCGATGACGATCTTGCTCCATGGTGTCCACGGAGAGGAGAAGGCGTTCAGCCAGAAGGACCGGACGCCGGACTCGTATGCCTCAGGGTTTCCGGCGATCCATTTCGCCGGCTGCTGCCGCATGGTCTCCTCAGGGATCAGGCAGCCGCATTTCGGGCAGACCCATGAGATCGGCCCGTTCAGGCTATATACCTTCCGGCCGCCGATCTTGGCGACCCTCGGGTCGAATTTGATGTTGTCGAACTCAATCTCGGAGAACTCTCCGCACTCCGGGCATTGATGGCACCAGCGTTCCTGTGTGCCTTTGTAGAAGCTGACTTCGATGCTGCTCGCCCCCTTTGTGGTCGGCGTGCTGATGTCGATGGCCTTGCGGTTGTAGAACGTAGTCTGACGCCGCTCGGCGAGCTCCCACGGGTCGCCCTCGGCGCCGGCGCTCTTGGCCCAGCGGTCATGCTCGTCGCCGATGATGTAGCGGGCAGGAGTCGAAGCCAGAGCTCTCGGCGTGTTGGATCCGATCAGCGTGATCGACCCGCCCGGGAATGTTTTCTGCAATATGGTGTTGCTGCTGTCTCGCGCCTTGACGTCTGCGACCTTATTCCGGATCGCTTTGCAGTCGCGGATCATAGGCGTCAGACGTTGCCGGCTGAACTTCCGGGCCTCGTCGAGGCTCGGGTGGATGTAGAGGATCGTGCCGGGGTCTTGGTCGATGATGTAGCCGATCGCGTTCAGCTCGAACTCACTCTTGCCGACCTGCGAGGCTGCGACCATGACGATCTTGTGGACCTTTGGATCTGTGAACGCCTCCATCGGTTCTTTGAGGTATGGCGTCCTCGTTGTCCTCCATGGTCCCGGCTCTGCCGATGTCTCAGGAGAGAGGCGCCGCTTCTTATCGGCCCACTCTGCCACGTTCAGGACCTCGGGAGGCTGGAAGCCTCTGACGGCTCTGCCGACCACGCTGTTCAGTCTGGCCAGCTCTGTCGCCTTATTCTTCGTCGTCGTCAATGATCTCGGCCCCCTTCCGTTCCTTCGCCCTGCGCTTGAAGCGCTCCGGGTCGTACTGGTAGGAGGCGAGAGCTGTGAGGATCTCGTTCACTTCGTCTCGGATCCGGATCGACTCCTCCTCTGGTGTTTTGATCTGCGCCGTGTCCATGGCCAGACGGCCGGGCAGGGCGGTGATCATGCTGCGGATCTCAAAGACGAGATCTGTCAGCACCGACTCGACGTCCTCGCTGCGGTGCATCTGTCCCTCGAGCTCCTCGCGCTGCATCATGGCGATCGCGGCCTTTGCTTCCTTCAGGTTTGCCTCAGCCTCTGCCTTTCGGTCCTCGACCGGGTTCCCTTTGCCGGAGTTCTGAGATCTCAGGTACCGGATGTAGGCCTTGACGGTCTCGACCAGCTGGTACCGATCGCCGGCGGCTGTTTTGTA